GGCGTTCAGATGCGCATCGAAAATTTTCTCTATAGATTATTAACTCTATAGCGAAGTAACCGGTGTTGCTATGCTATTGGAAGCTCTCATAGAGCCCCAATAGGTGAGATAGCTAAGTTCTCCAACAATGCCTCATTCTCAAGATAAACTTGGATGAGACGTAATGAATTTGAACTTATTGGACCTGACATCCTCATTTGACCTACCATTACAGTATCCAGCTGTAAGACTGGCTGAATGATAGGATGAGTATGCAGGGCTACCTCTGTGGTTCAATATACGCTAGGATCAACAAATGATCCATGGCGTATACTGATCACAAGAGTTCAAAGGAGCAGAAATGCTCCAGTACCGATAGAAACAAGAGGCCAAAAAGGCTTATTGTTAGAATCGTACTCAAATACTCAAGTTAAAATCTCAGATTCATTAGATAATATATCATAATGAAGAGGTTCTAAACTTGGATCTGAGCCACCGTAGAGGAATTGTAGTAGTAAAAACATACTACAAGACCCTACAATAAACTCTACCCATGGGTACCCCTTAAAGGGCTCCAAGGGAGCATTGCACTTGACCGATCCTTCTACTTCACCTCGTTCAGCCGGTTTCGGCTGCTCGTCTCAAATATCTCATGAATCAACGACCGTAAAGGGATGAATCTCTTTACGAGGCGCTTCTTCCATGAGAGTTTTTGAGTAGTGAGCAGCTCATATTGGTTTAGTGATATCTTGTCAGAATTTATAAACTGATAAGAAATCCCTAAATGGCCTCTCCTCTTCCCTAAGTTCATTCCAAAAGACCTTTGGTATTAAAGCTAGCAAATTATCCAATTCGAAGTAGTATTTACAGAGAGTATCGATTTTCATCGCGGAATCTTCTAATCGATTATGGCCGGACAAAAATTGTTCAGCTAAATATCGAAGAGGATTCTCACGATGATTGTCGAATTCATCCATAATATCTTGAACTTCGATACCTAGCTTAAGTTTCTTAAGCTGGGCGAATCTATATCCGTGGACCGACATCCCTCCGTCATTCCAGGCGGAGAGATAATCATAATCCACATCACTATCATCTAACTCAGGACTAAGAACAGCCCTTCAAGGAAGTATTGACTTCCTAGGAGGACCATCTATAGTAGAGGAAGATGAGGATATAATTTCAATTGGATAAATCTGATCAAATCGTTGGTCGACAGTTTCGACTGATTTTAGGTAAAGATCATAAGACTTGGAGATCTTATCAAGTTTCAATTTGACTAGATCCTCAAGGCGATCCGCAACCTTTGACATAACATAGTCAGAAGGAACGAATATTTCAGATCATGAGCACTGAAGTACTCACCTTAATCAGTCGGTATGTCCTAAGGCACTGTTGGGATGACTTAGTCAAATCAACAGTACTCTTAGTCGAGTACCAAGTTTAAAGTATAAGGTAGAATATACCTTAGACTTAACCTTATAACCGAAACCAAGGAAAGATAATGTTGAATTAAGATTCAGACCATATTTCCTAACGAACTCATTTACCAAACTAGTAGAGGCTCAAGTTGCTATACATTCCTTAAATGGAAGCATATTAGCTTGAGACGGACCCACAAAGAACTTCTTAGCAAACTCGATAACAAATCGATTTTTTGCCAAGATGGACTTTGCGAGGCCCGCTTTAACCCCTATAGTTTTAAGTAAAGATAAGTAAGCGGAAGACTGGTTAGAACCCTTAATAACACCATCATCACCTAAAACGGCGTAGTCTTCAAATCAGCTTTTATTACCACAGCGTGATGAAGCAAATTGCATCATTGCGTGATGGGTAATAGCAAGCATAGCCCACGAAGATAAGGCTCCCATTGGCTG